CCCGCCCCTTGGCCACCAGTACCTCCTTGTCCACCACCGCCACCGCCACCTGAGATGGTAGATCCACTAGCCATGTTGATTGTAATGTTAGCAGATTGGATAGTCATAGCTGTTGCACCAGCACCTCCATTCGCAGTACCACCTACTCCTTGGATTGCTCCTGAGTGGGCAATGATTAAAGTACCTCCCATACTAGCTGGGGCGGTTATAATTCCCATAGTAGTTCCAGAGTTAATGGTATATCGTTTAGCGGTACTTCCTGCCCAACTGCCCGCAGAGGCATTGTCGAACAGTGTTTTCAAGTTAGCACTTGATGCCGCAGAAGCAGTTAAGCCTAACTCACTAGATTTACCAAATCCATCAGACATATCAATAGCACCAGAGGAAACATCAAATAAAGTACGCACAGCAGAACTGCCCATGTTTATTGCGTCAGTACCTGTATTACCAAGTTCTACGTTTACTTGTTGTAAAGATATTGAACTACCTGCGGATGGTAATGCCATGTATTATTTACTTTCTAATTCTTTAACTCTAGCTGAAAGCTCTTTTATTGCTTCGATTAAGTAACCAGTAATATTACCATAATTAACACTTAGTGTACCCATTTCATCTTCTGCGGTGAGTACAAGCTCTGGTGCAATCTTCTGTAATTCTTGTGCAATAACACCTGTTGAATCTTTGCCTGTTTCATTACGCACATAATGTACACCTCGCATCTCACTTACTTTGGATAAGGCATCAGGGATTGTAGTTATGTTAGATTTTAAACGCTCATCAGAAAACGCAGTAACATCGTTGTTGAATGTTGCCGCACCTGCCGCAGACATATCAAGGGTGAGAGCAGTAATTGTTGAGCCACCATCATTTCCTTTGAATAGAATATCGTTATCTGAGGTTGTTGACTCAATAACAAAGTTTGTTGATGCGTTGTGTAGTTTTCCAATAGATGTTCCACCAGCTTTTATAATTATAGCCGTAGAGTAGTCAAGAACTAATTCTCCAGCAGAATCAAGTGTCATATCACCAGAAGACAGCGCAATCGTAGTGCCATCTATGTTGAAGTTATCAATGTCTATGCCAGCGTCTGCGGTTATTTTGCCTGTAGCAGTAAAAGCCGCACCAGCAGTTACAACTCCGTCTGCACCATTAACAAATAAAGCAGATGTAAGGTTGTTGGATTCAACACGGAAGTCTCTATCCTTAGAGTCTTCATTAAATACAGTTTCAGTTGGAGTATATCTAACTGTCTCCTCCATAGTACCTGCAACCATAAGTTGTTCAATAATATGACAATCTTCTGTACCATCTGAAGCATCAACAATTTGAGCAATAGCAAGGTGTCCTGTGATCGCCTGATCGGCATCATTATTAAATCTATACTGTATACTACCTATTGTGTCATTATCAGCAGGACTACCTGATTGTCTATGTAATGATAACAGTGGCCCTTGGTTAGCATCAGCATCAGTTGATATTAATTGTAGATTATAACTATTATCATTAGTAGTTATTGTAGATCCATCATTAGACGCAAACCCACCGTTAAACACAGTAGCCGCAGTTGTGGTTAATACTCCTGTTACTAGGGCAGTCGTTGCCATGTTAACTGCACCGTCAATGTCTACTACATCTAAGTTAGTTGTACCATCAACATCAATAGCACCACTAATATCTAGTGAGCCAAAAGAACCTACACCTGTAGTAGTAATGTTGCTTGAGCCATTATCTATTGCGCCAAACCCAGATGTAATAGTTCCTGAGTTTAATGCACCAGTAGTAACAATATTACCGCCACCCACACTGTGACCAGCAAAGTAAGTAGACACTGTATCTACGTTAGTCATACGCATCGTACCAGCGTCATTAATAAGTATGCCATCACCTGAAGCTACAGCAGTTGTGCCTCTGGATGTATCACCATCAATTAAGTTAATCTCTGCGGCAGTTGAGGTTACACCATCCAGAATGTTTAACTCTTCAGGTGTAGAAGTAACTTGTGTGTTACTTGCTGCAGCTAGTACAGGAACTGTACCTGATACGTTAGGTAAAGTAATTGTTCTATCAGCCGTAGCATCTACAACTGTAAGTGTAGTTTCGTGGGCATCAGCAGTAGCACCTTCAAATATAACAGCATTGTTAGCACTCATTGTAACTGAGTCTACAGTACTAAATGTACCAGATACAGAAATGTTAGTAGCAGAAAGTGTACCTGTACTTGGGTTATACTTTAAATCTCCATCTGATTCTAAACCTATGTTACCACCATCTAAGTCTCCACCTGAAGTAAAGACAATGGCGTTGTTTTCGTTTGTGTTTTCGTTATCAGTTATTGTAACTGTAGTAGCAACTGCAGCAGTACCTGAGTACCCACTAGATGTAATAGTACCTAGTGATGCACCACCATCAGCAAAAGTAACTGTACCACCATCTGCATCTATAGTTACATTACCTGCAACATCAATATCTAAGTTACCAGAGCTAAGAGCAATAGTAGTACCGTCAATATTAAAGTTATCAATGTCTATGCCAGCATCTGCTGTGATTTTACCTGCAGATACAATTGTACCTGAGTTAGTAAAGTTACCTACAACATCAACTAATGTAGCGGTAAGCTCAATCTCATCTGTTGCAGCTAAATCTAATACAGTGGCACTAGGTGCGTGAATAAACTGACTAGCATCGTTAAAGATTATTTTATTTGTAGAAGCAATAGTTGTGTCAGCAGCAATGTTAACAGCACCGTCAATGTCAACTACGTCTAAGTTTGTAGTACCATCTACATCTAAGTCTGTTCCTACGTATAGTTTTTTAGCTATACCAACACCACCATCAACAATCAAAGCACCAGAAGTTGAGCTAGTTGAGTCGGTAACAAGATTTAAGTTAACAGCACCACTTGTATCAAGAGTTGTTACAGTCGCAGCCGCAGCAGATCCAGACCCAAGAATACCATCTAATGTACCAGTAAATCCAGTAGCTGTTATTTGATCTGTTGCAGTAATACTATCAACGTAAACATCTTTAAAACGTAAACTTGTAGTACCTAAGTCTACATCTGAATCAGTTACAGGAGAGATACTACCATCGTTAAATGTAACTTGGTTAGTACCTGCATTAGCAACAGTGATTACATTAGAACCAGAGAATGTAATACTTGTATCAGTGTCTGCGTCACCAGATATAGAGTCAAGTTGAACTGCACCTACATTTGAAAGTGCCGCATCACCAAAGTCTACAGCACCTGCAACTGTTAGTGTTCCAGACACATCTACATTACCATTTATGTCTACAGTAGTTGCAGCTATCTGTATTTCTGTATCAGCTACAAGATCTAGTTGTCCATCAGCAGATGAGTTAATGTATATGGCTGTATCACGAAATTGTATCTTTTCAGTAGAAGCAATAAGTATGTCGTCAGAAAACTCAAAGTAGTCTTCGTCTTCCATCCACTTAAATACACCGTCATTAGTCTCACCATCAAAGGTAATAGTAATGTCTGTACCTGCAGTAGCTGCCCCAAAGGTAAGTGTGTTACCTAATAGTTTAGTTACTGGTCCACCTTCAGCAGTTGTACCATCGTGAGTGTGTCCTGAACTAGCCGCAAATGCAGCTAGGAGCTGGTCAAATTCATCGTTAGTATCATCTGCACTGATAGTATCCCCATCTGCGTATGTCGATTGTCTTGTATAGGTTGCACCCATTATCTTCTAGCCCCTAATTGAAACTCCATTTGAAATCCTTTTAATGAATAAGGCCCTGTTGAGGTAGCCCCATCTTCTACTCTTAATGCTACAGCAAAGCCTGAACCCTCTACTGATTTTCTAACGATAGGCTGTGATGGACCACCATAGGACGCTGTACCATAAGTAGAAGCTGTTGCTCCATACACTCCACCTACATTTAAACTGTCTAACGCATACGCTGCAGGTCGTGTGGAGTTTGCATCTTCGTAATCATACCTAACAAACATATCTGCGTCAATAGTTGATTCAGGTGCGTAGTTAATATTTACCCTCTGCATATGTTTTCTTATACCCGGATCTCCAAAGGTAAGATCTGGGCTACGATACTTTGCTTGAATTAGTGTACCATTAAATGTATCACCTTGGTCTTGCCTATATATAAATCCATCAAAACCACCATGTATAGGTATAACATTACCTGATTCTACAACACTGTCAGTACAGGCAGGTCTAATACCTTTCATTTTTGAAAATTCAAATGTCTGTCCTTTAAGAACGCAGATAACGCCAGTAGTAGCTTTTTGTGCGCCACCTGCTTTAGAGAAGAAAATTCTGTACTGTGTTTTATCTGGTATAACTAAAGAAGTAAAACTTCCTGAGTCATTAAGGTTTTCTCTAAACAACGATTGTACGTTAGAACTTATTGTACCTAACTCAACGTCACCAATTCTTGCAGTACCAGCAATAGTACGTAATCCGTCAGGACCTAAGAAAATTAAATCACCAGCAAATTCTTGTATTGTATCTCCGTTAACACAACCAATGTTACGTGTAACAGGAGCAACAGCAAAGTTTGTACTAGATGTTCCTGACAGTTTAAATATCCTATTTTCACAAAAGATAAATAAGTCTTCACGGAAAACTTTAAGTCCTACAATCGTGTCGTCAACTTTAATGCTACCTGCACCTTGACCACTCACAAAAGCATCTTCGTCAAAAGGCTCACTAAAAACTATTTCTTGTGGAGTACTAGACATGCCTGAATAAAACATATGGTTTTTAAAAGCAGCTACGTGTTTAGCCCCTGTGACAGAAGATTCAGATACATCAGTTGCCGCCATCGAAGTATTAAATATAGTAGGAACATTGTCTTGATCAACTACAATAAACTTATCACTGCCATCAAAGTTAAACCGTTCAAACTTGTACTTAGCGGCTGCAGATCTTCCTGTATCTCGTTCTGTCCAACTCTCAGATACAACAACATTAGCTGCATGGGCTGCGGCTGTAGTGCTACTTGCTGCCCTAGTTACCCCAGTAAAAGTTGTAGCTGTTATTCCTGTATATGTAAATATCTCTGAGTCTATATACAAAGTACCACTAGAACTAAAAGATGTGGTACTTTTTGCATTTATAGTTCCTGACCCTGACATAGTTTCACTAGAAGTTATTTTTTGTGACAACGTAGTACTAGCAGAACTAAATATCTTTTCCCCTCTAGCAGCAACTACGTAGTCGTGAAATAATGCTGACATTAATATAGGTTCACTACTAAGTGCTGTTACAGGAACTTCTTGTATAACGTAAGGTTTAAAACCATTGATTCGTCTGTATCCACCCTCAACATCAGGCTCAAAGTTAGTTAACTCTAGTGCCTGTCCCGGTTGCATAATAAAAGTAGATTGGTTAAGAACTAACCCACCTTCGCAATTAAAAGAGAATGGTTGTACTTGAGACTGGTCAGGCATTAATTAACTCGTAATACTGTTTTTGAGTTTCCTACATAACCTGTTGAAGGTATGTATGTTGATCTTATGTACTCAAATCTATTAACTAATAGACTTTGCATATTTTTTATGCCTTGTTCAAATCTTTCAAAGTTTATACCGTACTGTTGTAACTCACCTCTATATTGATATATAAATGCAGTAGCTCCATCTACTATAACTGCAGCAAATCTGTCAGGTACAGTTGTTGTATCCCCGTGTGCAGACATGTCAGTAGGAAAAGTATAGTAGTCAAACTTAATAGAATAAGATTTGTCAGGATAAGGGTACAATAAATAATTATTATCTGGTGTACGTACTATGTGAGTCGGCACACTACCTTTATCAAATTGTGCAACTGTAACGCCACTAGCTATTGACGCTGCTGTTGTACTGTTTGCTCCTCTAGTACATCCTGTAAATGTAGTACTAGAACCAATAGCAGTGTATGAAATCTGCTCGTTACCTATAAACAATGTACCTGCACTGTCAA